CTAATCTTTGATTATTTCCACCGGAAAAGTTACGATTTGCTCAAAGTGCGGCTTCCGTCCGCTATAGTATCTTAAACTTCCGCGAAGCGGAAAATTTTTTTTGAAAATGAACAACATTTATTGTGAAGACCCGAAAGTAATTTGGCATCCGCATGCTTCTAAGCTGGTACAAAAGTATCGTACGTTTACGATGCCTTCTGGAACATATCACGGTTCTGTTCTTCATGTGAATAAGAATCATGTCAATAAAAATAATATTGATAAATATACAATTGTGAACCCTGCTACTGGAGAGACATTTCCTATGTTTCTTATCGTTCCTTGTCATAAATGTCCTTTGTGTAATGAAAAGAAAGCTCAACAATGGTCGTTTCGTGCTCTCTGTGAATCATATACTTCTAATAAACAAGCTTATTTTATAACTCTTACTTATAACAATGAACACTTACCGAAAAACGGAGTATTTCCGGAAGAAATTCAACTCTTTTTTAAACGCCTTCGTACCAAACTGGATAGACGTGGTATTTCTCATAACCTTCGCTATATTGCAGTTTCTGAATACGGACATTGGTCTAAACGTCCTCATTATCATATTATATTATGGAACTTCCCTGATAACTTCGAATCGGCGTACTCGCGGCTTACGCTCATTGAAAGCTGCTGGCGTCGTCCTACTGGTGAGTACAATCCTGACGGATCACCTATTACTAGGTCTATTGGTTTTGCTTATTGTGTTCCTGTTATCAATGGTGGTATCAATTATGTCATGAAATATATGAGTAAGCGCGAATGCGCTCCTGAAGGAATGAATCCTACGTTTATGCTCGCTTCCCGTAAGAATGGAGGTATTGGTTCTGCTTATGCTGAACAGCTTCGTGCGTTTTATGAACAACAGCCGGACACCTGCGATATATCTGTACTTAATATATATACCGGCCAATCCTTGACTACTATGTTACCTCGTTATTACCGTATGAAGTTTATGCCTTCTACCTCAATGTGTTATGACCCTAACTTTATCAAATACTTCAAGGATACGGTTCGTTGGTTTGAAATTGCTCGTTATCTTCATAAGCAATATAGACTTCCTTTTAAGTTTACATACCCCGAGGAATATCTTCGCCTTGTCCGCATGACCGGCAAGACTCCGTATTATAATCCTTACAAAACTATTATGAATGATACGTTTATAAGATATTATCTTCCTCAATTTTGTTCGCAAACTGTTTATGAGGATTTGTATTATAAGGCGTTCTCTTATGCTCTTGATTGTTTAGCTACTGCTCTTGTATTCTTTGACTCCTCGCAAGTTTTGAAGCATGAAAAATCTTTACAAATGAATGTTCTCCAACAAGCTGCTATTAACGCTCGTATGGCTATGCGTGAAGAATTCAATCTTAAGAAAGCTTCTTACGATGTTCGTGAGAAGATGAATAAACATTATAGAAAAGAGAAAATTTAAACTAGATTTAACTACTGATTAACACCATATTAACAATAGAATTCTTATCTTTGTAGTGTAAGAAAAAGGAATACTAATTTAATTTATGTGTTATGGAAGATTTTATTGTTTTCTTTGTTAATAAGAATGGTTTGAACGATTTCGTGGTTATTAAAGCTTTTGATTTGAAAGATGCTCTTCTTGCTTCTAGATTATTTTCTAAGGCTTCTAAGTGTGAGATTCTAGGTGTTTGTCGTGATTGTTTTAAATCATTTAAATTGGATCAATATGAATAAGTATACGTTTATTTTTGAAGTTGCTTGGCGCGATTCTGAATCTGGTAAGATGAAGCCTCATGAGTATCGTAAGAAAACTCAAATGACTATCAACGATGCTCGTACTTATGCTCGTAGATTGTCTAATACTCAAAATGTGATTTCCGTTTTGTTTTATAAACAGATGTATTAATATGTATAAAGGAATTATAAAGTTTGTCAAGAGAGAAACTCTCCATGAAGAGTTTGTTATAAATATCGGTATATTTAACCGTCCTTCAACGGCTGAACGTTTTCGTAAGACATTACAGGAAGCTAATGCTGGATATGATGTTTTATTAATACTTGAAAGAATATGAAAATTACTCCCAATCAGTGGATAGACTTGGTTAAGTTGATTTCCACATTTATTATTGGTGTGATTACTGCTCTTACAGTACAGTCTTGTACTGCTTCTATGTCTGTGTTTTGGAAAAATCAAAATTCAAAGCAGGATTCTAATCAAACTACTCAACAGCGAGTAGATTCTGTAACTATTAAACCTAATTTTTAAATGGCACAAAATGTTTTTGACGCTACATTTGATGCGAATAATCGTATTGATGTAAATTCTTTTGATTGGTCTCACGTGAATAATTTGACTACTAATTTTGGTCGTATTACTCCCGTATTCTGTGAACTTGTCCCTGCGAAAGGTTCTCTTCGTATTAATCCGGAATTTGGTCTTGAGTTAATGCCTATGGTGTTCCCTGTTCAGACTCGTATGGTTGCTCGTTTGAACTTCTTTAAGGTTACTCTTCGTTCAATGTGGGAAGATTATTCGGATTTTATTTCTAATTTCCGTGACGATTTGGAAGAACCTTATATTCTTCCTGATGCGCATCGTTTTTCAAGAATGCTTAAAACTAATACATTAGGCGATTATCTTGGCATTCCTACTCAAAGGACCTCTTTAGGTTTGACTCAAACTGGTGGTATTACTCGTTGTACTCCTACTGGTGGTAGTAATAATGTAGGTCTTTATTTTATCGGGCCTACTGAATCTTGGGATTCTATATTTTCCCAATGGACCGGCTCTTATTCCACTATTTCTTCTATTTCTTGTGGAAATGTTTCTCCTCGATTAGGGTCTACTGTTTATTTATCTTCTTCTTCTAAATTTGGTATTGGTCAATATAAATCTGCGACATTGTCATTTAAGCTAACTACTACTTCTAAATTTGGAGATATGCCGTGCCGTATTATGATATATCATAGTGCGTCGAAATCAAAGTTCTTTATTGATTCTCATTTTACTATATCTGATGATGGTAAGACTGCTGATTTGAATGTTCCTTTGGGTAACGTTAAGCAACACCTTAACATCACTGATGATTCTAAGGATTGTCTTATAGCTGTTCTTATACCTGATTCTAGTTTGGATTTTTCTACCGTTGCTCTTACTACTTCACCATTAACTGTTTATTCTGATTCTGAACTTTCGGAAGTGACTTATGAGACTTATCCGTTTAAGACTTTAGCTACTGTTACTGGTCATCCTACTGTCCACTATCCTAAATTATTGGCTTATCGTTTTCGTGCTTATGAATCTGTTTATAATGCTTATTATCGTGATATACGTAACAATCCGTTTGTAATTAATGGTCGTCCTGTTTATAATAAATGGCTTCCGACAATGAAAGGTGGTGCTGATAAGACACTGTATGAGCTTCATCAATGTAACTGGGAACGTGATTTCTTAACTACAGCTGTACCTAACCCTCAACAAGGTGCGAACGCTCCTCTTGTTGGACTTACTGTAGGTGATGTTGTTACCCGTTCCGAAGATGGTACGTTGTCTGTTCAAAAACAGACTGTCCTTGTTGACGAAGATGGCTCTAAATATGGTATTTCCTACAAAGTATCTGAAGATGGTGAGCGTCTTGTAGGTGTTGATTATGACCCTGTTTCGGAAAAAACCCCTGTAACTGCTATCAATTCTTATGCCGAGTTGGCTGCCCTTGCTACTGAACAAGGTTCTGGATTTACTATTGAGACGCTTCGATATGTTAACGCTTATCAAAAGTTCCTTGAACTCAATATGCGCAAAGGCTTCTCATACAAACAAATCATGCAAGGTCGTTGGGATATTGATATACGTTTTGATGAACTCCTTATGCCTGAATTTATTGGAGGTATTTCCCGTGAATTGTCTATGCGCACTGTTGAACAAACTATTGATCAACAAAGTGAAACTTCTCAAGGACAATATGCCGAGGCTCTTGGTTCTAAAACTGGTATAGCTGGCGTTTATGGTAATACTTCTAATAATATTGAGGTATTCTGTGACGAAGAATCTTACATTATTGGTTTGTTAACTGTTACCCCTGTACCTATTTATACACAATTGTTACCTAAGGACTTTACGTATAATGGTTTGTTAGACCACTATCAACCAGAATTTGACCGTATTGGCTTTCAGCCTATCACTTATAAGGAAATATGCCCAATGAATTCCGATAATTCGGCCTCTCCTGGATTTATGGAGAAGACATTTGGTTATCAACGTCCGTGGTATGAATATGTTGCAAAATATGATAGCGCACATGGTTTATTCCGCACTGAAATGAAAAATTTCGTTATGCATCGTACATTCTCTGGACTTCCGCAACTTGGTCAACAATTTTTGTTGGTTAATCCTGATGCTGTTAATCAGGTATTCAGCGTTACGGAATATACTGACAAGATTTTCGGTTACGTGAAATTCAACGCTACCGCTCGATTACCAATCAGTCGTGTTGCAATACCTCGTTTGGACTAAGAAAATAATTTTTTCTTTTTTTCTTTCGACATTGCATCTTTAAGGCATATGTGTGTGACTTGCTCCAAGGGTTCTAGTAGTAATAATTGTTAAATATTAGAATCTTATTATAATATTTAATCAATTATTAGTACTAGGTTCATTGGACTTGTCGCGCGCATATACCTACCTTTGCAATACCGTAAGATTAAAAGCAAAAAGTATTTTCCCTCTGCGTGAAACGCAAATTAATAGCAACTATGTTGCGTGCGTCAGGGATTGAAGCGAAAATCCTCGAAGAGATTGTAGCGTAAAGCCCGCCCGGACGCCCAAATAAATTTTTAAAATTTTAAATTTTACACTTATGGCTAGAAATACAAAACCGGATTATAAATCGGTAACATGTGAATTTGATGTACAAAAAGATTTCGAAAGAACTAAACCTAATCTAGGTTTAACACCTCAACAAGTAGCTGAAATGGCAAAACGTGGCATTCCCGTTTCTCCTATGAATGTGAATTTTATTGATGTTAACGGTGACGCTTCTTGGAATATAGAGCCTCAATTCCGCCGAGATATGGATATGGCTACCGCCTGGGAAATGGAAAAAGCTTCCCAGCGCAAAGCTTTGCAAGTTCTTCGTCAGAAGAAATTTGGTGACAAGTATATTAATCCTCAAAATAACTGATTATGGCGAATGTTGGAAAAGGTGCTGCTTCTGGTGCTGCTATCGGTTCCGCTATTTCCCCAGGTCTAGGTACAGTAATTGGCGGTATCGGAGGTGCCGCCATCTCTGCCATTGGTAACTGGTTTGGAAACAAAAGTAACCGCAAAGCGTCTGCTGAAGCATTTGAGCGTGAAAGTAAATTCGCTCGTGAAGAACGTTTGGCACAACAACAATGGATAGAGCAAATATATGAGAAAAACAATTCTTACAACTCTCCTGCTGCGCAAATGCAACGTTTGAAAGATGCTGGATTGAATCCAGATTTGATGTACTCCCGTGGTGACGTAGGAAACGCGACTGCTCCTGAAGCTCCTGCGCAAGCTCCTACACCTCGGTATAATGTGATACCTACGAATACTTACGGACAGACTGCACAGATCGCTGCTGATGCTGGATTGAAAGCCGCACAAGCTCGTTTGGCAAACTCCGAAAGTAAAAAAACAGAGACTGAAGAAAGCTTGCTTACTGCTGATTATCTGTTGCGTAAGGCTCGTACTGAAAGTGATATTGAATTGAATCATTCTACTATTTATGTAAATCATGAGCTCGGACAATTAAATCATGCTGAAGCTGAAGTAGCTGCAAAGAAACTTCAGGAAATTGACGTTGCCATGTCTGAAGCTCGTGAACGTATTAATACAATGAAAGCTCAACAATCGCAGATTGATGAGAATATAGTTCAATTGAAGTTTGACAGGTACCTGCGTTCTAAAGAGTTTGAACTCCTTTGTAAGAAAACGTATCAAGACATGAAAGAGAGTAACTCTCGTATTGGTCTTAATGCTGCTGAAGTGCAGGATATGATGGCTACACAATTGGCTCGTGTAATGAATCTGAATGCGTCTACTTATATGCAAAAGAAGCAAGGTATACTGGCTGGTGAACAGACTATGACGGAATTATATAAACAAACTGGTATTGATATCTCGAATCAGCATGCTAAATTCAATTTTGATCAGGCTAAAAGCTGGGATTCGACCGAACGGTTTACCAATGTTGCTACAACATGGATTAACTCCGTTTCGTTTGCCGTTGGTCAATTTGCTAGTGCTACTACTTCTCTTCAAAAAGGAGGTTTCCTTGGAAAGTCTATGTCTCCTATAGGTTTCCGTTAATGATTAGCCGGGTGCTCCCCGGCTTTTCACGATTTATTCTAAAATCGTACCGCCTTAACTTGATAAGTATGTAGTAACTGACACACCCTCTAATCTTTGATTATTTCCACCGGAAAAGTTACTACATACTTAGATCGGAAGAGCACACGTCTGAACTCCAGTCA